GATTGAGTTAGGGAAAATTAATTTAATTCACAAAGAATTAAATGGAAAATTACAAACAAGATTGACAGAAGTTGAAGAAGATAATAAGAAGCTGGCAAAACAAATTCAAGATTTAAATAACCGATTATCATCATGAGAGTACAAGACATGCAGCAATTTCTTTCTTCCTTCACAGCAGGATCAGATGCAGTAAAGAATGCTGTTATCTTTGCTGAAGTTAATGGCACCTTATATGATATTAGAAGAATGGAAGTGCATGAGAATCAAGCGCCCATCATTGGTTTCAAAGGTCATACAGCTCACAGATTAGTTTTAAAAACTGAAAAACCCTCTTCAATTATTCTTCCAGAGAAGCTCCAAAAAGATTACTAATGCACGAGGTCGTTACCTCGATAAAGACATGGGTCCAGAGGCAAAATTATATCAAAAACTTCGCAAGAAATCATCCGGAATTCTTTGGACTAGGCTTGAAAACCTTAGCTCTTTGGGTACTCCTGATCTATTGGGTTATAATGCTAATGGCCACTTTTTTACAGTAGAGTTAAAAGTTACTCGAGGTTATAAATTAAAATTTTCACCACACCAAATTGCCTTCCATAAGACACATCCAAAGAACACATTCATCATAGCCGAGGCTCTCGGTCCGAGGTCCTCGAAACTTATTTATATGTTCCGTGGTTCACGGATCGTGGAGCTTGTAGCTTCCGGCTTGAAGCTTGACGCTTTGTGTGTGGGGCTTGGGGCTTGCAGCTTGATGCTTCAGAAGCTTGGCGCTTGAGGCTTGCCGCTTGAAGCTTTCTTCTCTCAGCTCTCATCTCTGCGTAGTACTTGGGGTGTTTGAATTCGAACATTAATGTTTACCGTATATAACACGCTTCGTGTTGCGGTCCCAGCATTTCCTGCAATCTAGACATTTATTTCCCTGCTTAGACGCCGGGCATGTCACCAGCTCATGACTGGTCGTGACTCCGGAGGTATACGGCCACCATGACGGCGGCGTCGCCTGGTCATTCATATGATCAGACAATACTATTTTTAAATTTTTTGGAACTACGTCCGGGTCCATCAGTTTCAGGAACCGCGCTTCACGTGTTGGCAGCCAGTGAGCTGTGTCCGGTGTCCGGTTACATACTTCAAATATATTTTTTAAATGCTGGACGCTCTGGATGTCTCCGGAGTCATGCCAGCGGAAGACTGGCTGCTGGTCTATTAATGTCACCATAGACTCAACCCATCGTGGATCGTGGAGCTTGGACAGTCGACGCCTGAGCGCTGTCTGTACATTGCCGAATCTATAGCGGCCTTTTAAGGCGTAACAGCCTGAACAGGTAGAGTTGAGCACATCAACCAGCTTGGCGCCTGTAATGCATGCGGCAGCCGGCAGGTTGAATGATGGTCCGGGCATCTTGGAGGGAGCACTAAGGCCCCCGGTTATTTCTTTTGCTTCTTTCTTTAACATCTTTCTAATTATTTTATACTATTCAATTGTGTCTTTTTCGTGGCGCTTGCGGCTTGCTGCTTGAAGCTTGCCGCTTGTTGCTTAATTCTTTAAAAAACTTTTCACAGCTGGCCAGGTATGACGCCGGCAGGTCCTCGTGCGGCGTCATAAAATAGTGTGTTAAATCGTTGTGTTTAATTCGTCTTTTCATTCCATTGCGCATAAAAATCGTCTTCGTTTTGTAATTTGGCGTGGCCTTCCAATTTATCCAATTTTTCTGATAAATCGATTATCAACGCCGCCATAGAGAATTTAGTCCAGCCCTCACCATCAAAATGTGCAAACGCTTGGCATGTACGGTTGTTAGGATCAGGATCCTTGATTCCTGCTTTTTTAGCTCTGTCCAGCCATTCTTGTTTTAATGTTTTCATAAGTACTTTATATCAGGGATTTTGTAGGAGTCAACATCTTTCTTGCTTGCAGCTTGCCGCTTGGAGCTTGCAGCTTGGGCCGCGGGCCGCCTTTTCTTTTTCAACTTCAGGTTGTGCCGGGCTCGCGCTGCCGCGAGCCCAGTATTCCAGACTATGGACATCAGTCTAAAACTACCATGTATTGTTCTGCGAAGTACTGTTTGAACCAGTCGAGTCCAGCCCGGACCACGTCCCAGTTTTCAGTCATCTCAGCCCCGATAATTGTATCGTAAACCGCGGCCGCATAACCAGGCATCGTTGTTTCCTGGCCCGTGAACCTATTAGCGATGGTTACCTGCTTTTCAGGATATATTTGACAATCGAATGGGACGCTCACTTTGGATCCGTACCAGTCAATTGTTTTCTTTTTTGGTTTTTCTACTTTCATATTTCTCCTTTTTAATCATCCTATAGTATCCTTCAGTCACTGTCAAGCTTGGAGCTTGAAGCTTGCAGCTTCCAGCCGTCCGGGAGTTGCAGCTTTAATTTATGTTGACCGTTTAAATTCTTTTTATCGATTTTAGCTTGCAGCTTTTTAACTGAAGCCTGGATCTGGTCCCCGATCCATGATGGGTTGATGGGGATGTCCGCGCCAATTTGATATGTTATTTTATATTCTAGTTTTATCATATTTCCTTTCATTATTCCTGATCCCAGATCAGTGATCAGATCTCTTCACACCAGAGTCATTGCAATAACTCGGCACTAATAGATCTTGTCAGGAACTTGTCCACTAAGATCACCGATCCCAGATCCATCGAGCATGGCGCATGACTTTTAATCCGGAACGCTCACTATACCCAATGGATCAGGGATCAGTTCTGGTTCATAACACAAAGACGGACAGGTAACAAGTCGGTGTGATGTGCTACAACCAGAAGTTGTCCCAGGGACAGTTATTATTAAGGCTCATATCCCAGGAGCCTTTATCCTATGTAATCCCTATTGACATCAATGTCAAGATAATATAAAACTTTATTTAAATGAAAGGACAAAAATGAGTAGAATAAGACTAAATCAAGAACTTCGGAATAAAGTTAAATTAAAAATGAAAACTTATGCCGAACAAGAACGCACACAAGAGAGAGAGGCTTTCGACCAAGAACGAGAAAACTTTAAAGCAATCCAAGATAAAACTTGGACACTTGCTCAAGAGTGTGTGTCAAGACAATACCCACAAAAAGATGTG